TTTTTGAAGCAGAAAGCATTGGCTTACTATGAGTTATTTTTTTGAAACCATCAAGGAGATAACCTTGTACTTTTTGAGTTGGAGATCCCGCCAGAATAACTCCAGTTTCTTTCTCAAGTGATTCTAATTCATCATACAATTCATCATATGATTTATCGCTCATGATTGGATTATCATATTTATAATATGCTTCAGATGCCTTAGTTAATATTTTAATAAGTTCCATCATTCTTTCTATCATTTTCTTACCTCATTTTTTGTGAACTTATATCTATCTGCAATATCGTAATAATGGAGTCCACTTCTATCGGTTACAGCAACATCACCACATACTGGACATTCCCAGATTAGGGAGACTGTTCGTCCGTATCCATATGACAATCTGTTGCTAAGAATTTTTCCACAATCTGGACATGTCTTCATGGTAATCCCTCCTTAATTATTTCATAATCGACCACTATTCCTCGTTTATGTAGTTCGACTACAGGCAGAAGCACCTGTAATATCACAGATGCTTCTTGATTTGATGGTGTAAAATCGAGTGTTTCACCAGTTATTAGTATTAGTTTAATTCTATACATATTTAATATTCATTTATAAATAGTTAATTTTAACATACACTTTTATTTTTTAATCTCATGCCATATTTTATTCTCCTACAAAATTCTGTAGTTTATTAATTTCTTCAGTAAGCATATCAATAGCATTATAATGTTTTTTTATTTTTGAATTAATATAGTCTATATTTTTTATAGCTACTTTTTTCCCATATTCAGTTGCTCTACTTTTATCAAGTGTATATATTGGATATTTTTTTTGATTATCTAAATTTGACAAAATATCTTTTAATTCAGGATCATATTTGCTCAATCCTTTATTACTGGCATATCTAGCAGACCCATCTTTTAAAAAGATTATTTTATATCTAGTTATTATATACTTTGACACTTCTGTATCTGAAATTTTATAAAGATATGAAGTATCATTGTCTGCCACTTTTTCACCAATGATATTATTATATATATCGTTATTCGATAACATATCAATTAATTTTTTACATTTTCCATCAAACCATTCTCCAGTTAATTTATACTGATATAAATAACAATGCATATCATGTTCAATTGTTCTTGCATATGCATCTGGGATTTCAACTATTCTGTATATTTTTAAATTGTAAGGATTACCAGTTTGTAAGCTTTTAATACGTTTATTAACATCTTTAGCAATACCAACTTTAATATTTTTTGAATCAGAAATAAAATATAAATACATTTTTACTCCATATTTTCTGAAATATCCATTTTTGTTATATAAATACATCTGTTCTCAATATTAGCCATATTTATTGTTTTCCAAATCTTTAATAATACTATTATATACCGCTATTCTTGGTTCTACTTTCTTCTTAACATCTTCAATTTTACGTTGCTCATTTAATAAATAACTTTCAGCATATTCCTTTAGTTTTTTTAAACATCTATCTCTTGAACTATCAAAGACTTTAAATTTATATGTGAAGTCTGAATTGTTGATCAAAATTCTACTTTTTAAGAATAATTCATCTGAATCACATCCTAAATATGGGTAATATTTAACTTTTTTATTTTTTTCATAGATACTCAGATTTTCTTTTGTATATCTTCTACTAGTTTTACATTTTGGTCCAAATTGGTACTTTTGAATGCCAAGATCTTGTTCGATAAAAACGCCATCTTCATATTGAATAGCATACAATTTTTCTTCACCGTCTGCATCAAAACTACCAATGTTCTTGCGGATTTTAATAATACAATTACCTTTTACATTTTTATAAACTATATTATCTTTGCAAATTTTACCCCATTTAAGACGACCTGGGGCGTAATTTTCATCATACTTTTCAAATTTTTTATTATATTTTGGTTGATATAAATTTTGAAGTAATCCTTCAAGATTATTCATACTTGATTCATCATGTAACTTCGTAAATCTTACTTCTGCCATTTCATTGTACATATCGGTTTCTTCTTTTGAAGTTTTATGTTCATATAACCTCTTATATACATCAAACCCATTTGATGTTTTCCCGACATATATAACAACCCCTAACGCATTAACGAACAAATATACAAAAAACACATTAATTTCTCCTACGAAATCATTCTTTCATTTTTTATTCAATCTTCATAGTAGTCATCACGAAGCAAGTCTGTTTCAATTCTACTTACATAACTTTTTCCAAGCATTCTTCTTGTTTCATGATAGCAATCAATAAGAGCATTTATAGTCTGTGAATCTCCGTCTTTTTGATTGTAATTCTTGTGAATTAGCTTAAACAATGTATACATAATTATTTCTTGATTTTCCAAAATCCTAAGTTCTGGCTCTCGTATATGTTTGATATTAATAACACTCATTATTTATCCTCAGTTATTTTACAAGATACAGATTCATCAGCTTTTTTAATAGAATCATATCCAATAATAATTTCTGGATTTTCAGTTTCTTGAAATCCAACGTAATTCAACGAACAAATACCGCAAGCACACCAGTCTGGTTTGATTTTATCACATTGTTTTATTAGCTGTTTGAGTGTAATATCATCTGGGGCTTCAGCGATAAAACTTATATCACATCCATTTAATATAAATTTCATGTTAGTTACCCCACCACAACACAATCAACACAATCCATATTATAGATACCGATCCAGGCTCCTCTGCGCTTTACAATAAATAATCCATCATTGTACTCATAATCATCCCAAATCCTTGACGGTATTTCATCGACCTTGCCATCTTTAAAAAACACTTTGATAGATGCTTTGTTCATAATCTTCATGTGTTCTTTTTTCTTCATTTAGTCTCCTCTCCTACTTCATTACTTCATTACAACACAGTTTTCGGTAATGCCAAAGATGTCAGTGATCTTCTCCGATGTAACACAGGAAAGCGTATTACCATCGGCATCAATTATAACCATGTCTTTGTCATATTTTTTTAACTCCTCAATCAATTCACCAACAGTAATCATATGCTACACTCCCCTTATATAAACAGGAGAGAGGTTGATGTAAAAAGACAGTTAATGCTGATTTATAGATTTTTCAGTATAATTGTAGTTTTCCTCTCTCCGTTTAATATTTACGTTCTAACCATATCACTAATCCTTATTATTGTCAAGCACTTTTAATAATTAATTTTTAGGTTTAAATTCCTTTATCAATGTAGCAAAAGGCTCACGAGTAATATTATCTCTTGCCCAACGTAACCATCCACGATCCAATTCATATACTTCCTGAATAGTCTTGCCAGAGTGTTTACCAAAATCAAGTTTATAATTATCTACCGTAGGAGGTTCTACGTGAGTCTCTTCGGTATTAAACTTGATTTCAATATCTTTTCTTGATGCAAGATAGTCTGCAAGGTGAAGAATGATCTGATATTTATCGCTAGGCTTTGGAAGAATAATATCTGGATAGCGTTTATCGGTATTCCATTGGCCCATATGGGGTTCAATACAATGGGCGATAAATTCAATTTCATCTTTTGGAAGACCGTCCATATTTCTAATCAAATCAGCTGCAAGAAGAGGATGATTAAATTTAGTATAATGAGATTTTTCATAATCTGCTTGTGTTCCAGACTTCATTGTGTCATGCATCATTCCGGCAATTCTTAGTAAATCCCTTTCTCTAGACGTAAACTGATCCCCTATAGATTCTATTGAAAACATATAATTTAAAAATCTAACAAGAGCAACCGTATGTTTTGCAAGCCCCAACGGTTTTGTACAAGCATAAGCTGCGTGATACTTCAAACTAGATGACGCTGGTATTTCCCAAAAATATGGAGGTATTGTTTGAATACATTTTTCACCAAATAATCTAATAGATTCATTTTCAATTGTTTTTAATATTTCATTAAATACTATTTCTTTCATTTATATCTCCTATCTTCATACTATTTTCATAGCTATATTCCCCAAAATATTTGTTTTCTGCCTCAATCCTAGCATCTATAGCATCCTCTATTTTATCAAATCTTCCTAGATGGACGCATTTATCTACCCAAATATAAGCATGCCATTTCTGGCTATTTTCTTCCCAACAAACACCCGTTTTACCACTTTTATTGTTCTTTGCTAATAATTCGTTTCTACAATTATTTCTTCCTGTTGTAACTCTCAACATTGATTTCCTATTATCATACCTATTATGTTGAATATGATCTACAATATCGTTTGGATCTGTTACTTTCATAACAAGCCTATGTAAGCTTACCTCTGAATTATTAATATTTGCTATAATAAAACCATCATTATTTTCTCTCCAAGATAATTTTTTTATAAAATCATAATCTTCTATGTCAAAATAAAACGCTTTATTTGTATTATATGTATATCCAATTCCATAATCTCCAGACAGGTCATATTTAATGTCATGTTTTCTGGCGGTTTTTGCTTTATATCCACAGTCTCTACACGCTTTTCTTTTTCCAGATTTTAATTCATCAGTATTCGCCCAAGCCATATTACCACATCTTAAACATAGACACTTCCACAACCCAGTAGCTCCATCTTTTATTCTTTCAGTTTCTGGAGGATTTATATCCCAATTTAATACCAATAAATCATTAAACGTTTGTCCAGATAAATCAATAAAATTGCTTGGGTGTTTAATGATTCCAGTTAAAGACTGATTTGGATTTTTAACGTGACCTGTTTTAAATTGTTTCCAACTAGTATTGACTATTCCTTTGTATTGATCTTGAAATTCTACGTCTATATCGCATGCAGATCTATAATCAATTACTTTAATTTTCTCGTTTAAATAATTATATCCTTCTGTTCCAATTCTATCTATTCTTAATCTACCCATATTCTAACACCCCATGAAATATTTCTTTCATTCTATCTCCCTACCTTAAACATAGTACATAATAATCGGTGCATTTTCTCCAGCATATGGTAAACTTCTAATTGTATTATAATCAATCCATTCCATAGCTTCTTCCTCAGTCATTCCTTCATTTTCTATCAACCACTCTACCATTAGATCATAAACATAAATTGCCTGACCATCAGTAGAAACACCAATTAGAGCATCATCATAACTAAAATCTGAAAAAACTATTACATCTTCGAACCCAGCATCTAATATACGATCTTTAGCTGAATTTCTTTTTTCTTTCTCAATCAATATTTTCACCTCAGTTCCACTAAGTATTTAATAGTACTTTGATCTTCTTTATAAACTATAATTTCATCATTTCTTAGCATTGTACCAGCATGAGCGTGAAGACAATTAGCTCCTGGCTTTTCTTTCTGGAGAATTTCATAACTAAAATTATAAAACTTACTATCAAAAGAATAAGCATTATAAGGCTTTCCATATGCTACATCCATTAATGCCATAAATGCTGAAGTAGAATTACCTCTTGCCCAATAACTACCACTGAGACTTGTATATCCAAGAGATTTTCTTGCTTTTGGAGCATAATAAATCCCATATCCAAACATCTTGCCCGTGATTACAGCATTGGTAGGTCTTAGCACTAATCCAGTATTAATAATTGACCACCAATTCTCGTTCCTACTTCCATGCCAAAATAGTCTAGTGTCTTTAATATTTTCTTTTTTAATAAATTCATCGAATCTTTTCTGAGTTTTCTGGTTACTAACTTTCCAAGCCTGATAATATTTATCTTTACAATCGCCAAGTTTTGATTTAATTAATTTAACATCTTCATCAGTGACTGGCTCAAATGTAAGACCCATAGCTTCAAGAATTGTTTCATTGCGAATCGGTTGATTATCTTCTTCTGGTTCTTCTTCAACAGCGTGTGTAATAACCTGACCTCTCATTACATCAAGAAGATCCTGTTCATCTTTAATGATTCTTGAAAAATCTTCATTAGAGTTGGCAAGGTAACTACTAACATTACTCATTTTGCGAGGGATTGTAGTAAATAACCTCATCAAACTATCATTAAATTCTCTAATGTTTTTTATTGTTGTAAGACTATCAATAATCTTTTGTGCTTCATCAACCATTGCCTGAGTAACCTGAGTTGACTCAATTCGATAATTCTGCTGCACTTTTTGACGAGCCATACTCATTAACCGATTAACAATTTCAGCAATAGCTTTGTCTTCAATTTCTTTATATTCAGATTTTTCTTTCTTAGTTTTAACAACAGAAATCAAATCTTCCATCAGATGAGTCTGGTCAGTATATCCTTTGCGGATTTTCTCGTTATACTTCTTATCCCATTGATAGATAGGGTAAGTTCTTCTCTGAGAACTCGCCCCTACCCTACCATACTCAACAGTAAAAGACTGCCCATCTGGATTTGCCATCATGCGATAATATTTATTATGATTTGCATCACCAGTAACCATCACAAGATAAACAGGCTTTCTATCTTCCATAATCATTTCTCCAAATCATAGATTATAATATCAATATCCGTATTTTCAAATTCATCCATAATAATATCTAATACAGCCACATCATTAAATCCATTTTTTCCGCAACAAATTTTCGGCATTGCAATTTTTTTGATTTTATTTTTAATACATTTATTTTTGAAATCTTTAAATGCTGCCACGAACCTATCCCAGTTTGGTGCATCATAACTTGTATCTTTAACAAATAAAAGATAAAGATTATCAAGTTTACCAAGATTACCAGATTTATAATGTTTAATAGCATCTCTTCTTCTATCAATATTAAACATTTCGTTCATTACTTTAGGAATTCCAACCACACAACTAAGGTCATCACTAAATGCTGAAATAATTGTATATCCCTGTGGTGCAGTTTTAATATCTCCATTAATTCTTGCAATATTCATAATCTAATTCTCCTTATTTAATAATATTTCTTAAGTAATAATAAAAATAACCTCTGATAAACATACCACTAAACTTTTTGTCTGGAATAAACATAATCGGCAAATTAAACTCGTGCCAGAAACTATGAATTATACTGATCAACATAAACCCATTTATATCCAAATGCAGATGATCTCCTTCCTCTACACACAGATGTAATATTAGAAAAATTCTTTTTATGCAATGCTTTTCCAGCCTCCGTTGAAGAAGTAAATATATTTATTATTTTATTTGTTTTAATATCTATTTGATATATTGGTCTTTCACGAATTCTTTTGTACTGATTTTTATACTCATTTAATTTTTCGTTTTTTAATTCATCTTGGTTATTCTCATCATATTCCATCCATCTCAAAAGTTCTCCTGTATTTGGATCTTTTCCAGACGTTAAAAATTCTCCTTTAATACATTTCGTTATTCCATGCGAACTTTTTAACCCACACCATTTAACAGCGTCTTTTTTATTATCAAAAATCATTCCATTGTTAATACAATATATTTGTGGTTTACTATAAGGGGACTTATCAACTATTTTTCCAATTTTCGTTAACTGTTCATAATGCTTATTACACAATATTTTATCTTGATATTCGTCTTCTTTGTGCCATCTAATATAACGTACACTATTTCTATCTCCACATACACTACATATTTTATCTTCAATCCAGCTTCTCGCGTAATCTCCATTACAATTAATATTAGAAATATCTAAAAATTTATCATATTTTCTTTGCAAAAATGTATTTGAATTAAAATATAAATAATTCATAATTTGCATTGCATTATATTTACCAAGTATAAGTAATTTGTAAATATTGCCAGCTTTTACAATTTTTGGATTATTCTTAATTACTCCACTATTCATTATTTCATTTAAAATCCCAGTAACAATATCAAGAGTGCCAAGAATTTGAAACGATATCTTTGGACGGTCATATGAATCAATAGAGTATGTAATGCATCCATCTCCATCAAACATTCCTCTAATAAAATGTCTTTGTAAATTTTGAGGAACAATTTCGTAGTTTGGATATTTTAGAATGAACGTCTTATTTGGCATACAACCATTTTTTATTAAGTCTTCCCTTAATTTGCCACTACATAAACTAAGTGTAACAGCTGAAAGTATTTCACCAGTGTTTTTGCTCTTTACGTCTTTATAATGTATAGGATTTTCTGCTGATATATCGTGTCTAAATTTTAATAAATGATCTTCATCTTTTTTTGCCAACGAAAGAGCAACAACATTTCTATCACCCGATATATTTCCATCGGCATATAAAAATCCTAACCAATAAGCTTTTTCTTCTGTGTCAATAACATTAAAAAAATTTTCATTCAAATTGTATTTCCTGTTGTATAATGTTGGAGATTTTATTGGTAAGTTATACTTTTTAAATTGATTGCCAATTGTCCATCTAGATACACCATACATTTCTCCAATTTTTTCCATAGAAAGATTTTTGCTTATATAATCATTATAATATATTTTATTAATATCATTTTCTGTAAATTTCTATTTCATACAATTAACCCCCTTTAATTATATTATAAAAATAATAATATAAATAACCATATATAAATTGACCACTATAATTTGGATTTTTCATAAACATAACTGGTATATTATATTTATTCCACATAGATAAAGATGTTGCCCAAAATGATTTTGGATTATATTTTGTATTATAATTTCCATCGACCATCATTTCATAACTAGCATTTTCAATTAATAATACTTTATTTTTCGGCGCATTAGAAAATTCATTTTTAATTCTATTTCTTTCCGTTGTAAAATTATTAGATAATTCTTCTAAATTTGCCTTTCTTTCAATCACAACATCTTTATCAAAATATAATTCTCTTGTAATTCCTAGTTTTTCATTGCAAGGGATTTTAAAAGAATAATCCGCATATGGTAATTTTTCCTTTACCCATGGTATATTTTTACTATCGAAGTAGTTAGTAATATGTTCATTTTTTTGCTCACGAGTATCACATACTATTGTCATACTTTTCAAAAGCTTATCTTGCTCACCCTATGTAAATTTCATTCGTTCTAACATTTAATTCTCCTTATAGATTACTTATTGAATAATCATTAAGCCACCAGTCATAACTATCTGGAACTTCTTCCCAGTCACCAGATATATTTTTCCTACGCTTTGGCTCTTTTTTGCATTCCTTCATGTAAATAATATCACCCTCATTTAACGGAAGGTCTGCCCAAGATACTTTGACTTTTTTATCCTTTGGATTTCTTTTTTTATGAATTTTCATTTCTGATACCTGTCGATTATTTAAACAAAACGCTTCAAATTTTGGTGACCAATCTGTATTTAATTTTGTAACCACAACAATTCTATTACTAATATCTGGATTTGAGTATTCTATATATCCAAGTATTTCTTGTTGAAATTTAATAATTTCTTTTAACGGAAATTCATCATCTGGAACTTTGGAAATAATAGCTTTAACCAATCCATTCCAGTCAGTAATTTTATATTGTTTATCACTAACTTTGCCAGTTTTTTCAGATACATCAGTAGCATACTTATTTATATCAATATTGTCAAGCCCCAATGAACTTATTGATGCTTTAGAAATAGTTTTTTTATTCGAACTACTGGTTCTCCAAGAATCGATAATATCAACAATAGCCAATAGTTTTTTTACAGAACCAAATTGTTTAAAATATCCAATTTTAATTAGATTTCTAAATACCGTACCATTAACTTTTGTACCTTTAATTGAAAGATAAATATCCATAAAATCATTTAAGCCACTCTTATATATTTCATAGATATCAGCTACAGCTTTTTCTCCGATACCTTTTACTGAAGATAGGCTTGGATAAATAATTTTTTTATCATCATCAATAGTGAATCTTGTATTGTCTTGACCATATCCGTATGAACCTATTTTATATCCATAATATTTCATAGCTTCATGCTCAAGTTCTGCAACCTTATTTTTATCCCCTTTATTTTGATAATGATTTAATGTTACTTCATAGAATTTAGAAGTATAATGTGCTTTCATCCAAGCCTCATACAAAGAATCATTTGCCATTGCTAAAGCATGAGGTGAATTGAAAGCGTATCTTTGAGAGTCTTTAATTACTTTATATACTGGGTCAAAATTATCAAGATTACCGATATTTTTTAACCAATGATCTCTCAAATTATCCTCTACATGTTGCAATGCTTCACCAACCAATTTCTTTTTTGAAATCTTTTTAATAGTATCATAAGACTCTTTCATGGGTATACCAAGATATGAGTATACCAACATTACAGATTCTTGATACAACATAAATTTAAAACTATCTTTAAGCAAATCATCTATAGCAGCTTCTCCGCTACTATATGGTTCTCTTGCTAAGAATTGATTTATATGTGATTTAAACCCAGGTCTGATACCAGCAATAAAAGCAGCAAGTTCTTTTATGTTTTGTGGTTTATACTGCATTGCTTTCTTTGTAGTACCTATCTTTTCACACTGATTAAGACAACACGTAATACCGTTAGCATATAAATCCCATGTTGGTTTATCATTAGTTACCATTTTTCTAAGCATTGACACTGTTGGAACAGAATCCCCAATACTATGATATAACTTATATATAATACCCACAACATCAACAATGAGAAAATCATCTTTAACGTAACCATATGAATCTAATAATCCACCCTCAACATTGGCAACGATAGTAGATCTTCCAGTACTTTCAGAATGACATCTTATTAATCCGATTTCATACCTAATATCTCCATATCCTATAACATCTTGCTGTCTTA